CATTTAATTCAGATCAAACAATTGATTTTGCATATTCAAATTGTGCAGAAATAGACCCTGATGGAAAGCCATTTGTTTACTCTGATTATTATGGTTGGAGAAATAGACCATTTAAATATCATGGCAAAGATCTTTTAGAACTAATATCATTTGATTCAACTCCAGCATCATTCTCTAAAATTTGGTTTGCCCCAAATCATGTTCGTGCTTGGAAAAAATCGTTTTACGAAAAGATTGGTGGACATGATGAAACAATGGAAGTTTTAGATGATCATGACATACTTTGCAGGACATACATACAAGGAAATGTTAAACATATAGATAAGTGCTTGTATATTTACTATAAGCATAAAAACAATACTTGTTACGGTGAAAAGAATGCTTTCACTCAAGAAGAGACATTAAACATTCATGATAGATATATCTACGCATTAGCTGAGAAATGGTGTGATCTTAATGGTTTGCTTAAGATAGACCTTTGTGGAGGTTTTAATCCTCCAAAGGGGTACAAGTCAGTAGACATGCATAACGCAGAAATTATACATGATTTAAACGATCCTTGGCCTTTTAAAGATGGTGAAGTGGGATTGATAAGAGCACATGATGCACTTGAGCATTTAAAAGACCCAATTCATGTGATGAAAGAAGCTTATAGATGCCTATGCCCAATGGGTTGGTTTTTAACTCAGACTCCATCTACAGATGGTAGAGGTGCTTTTCAAGATCCAACACATATATCATTTTGGAATAGCAATAGTTTCTGGTATTACACAAAAAGAGATCAGGCTAAATACATTGGAACACCAGTAAGATTTCAAGCAAATAGAATTAAAAACTTTTATCCAACCGAATGGCATAAGACACACAATATTCTTTATGTAAAAGCTGACATATTAAAAGTTCCAGATGAAGCATTAAAAATGAGAGTTCCTGGTGAAGTATCAATATGAATCACATATATCAACTCCCACAGTTTGGAGAAGATTGGTTTAATTATAAAGACTTTTATAAGTCAATGGTTAAAAAGTTTCCTTATGGAAGCAAATTTATTGAAATTGGATCGTGGAAAGGAAAAAGTTCAGCTTATCTTGCTGTAGAAATTATAAACTCTAAAAAAAACATAACATTAGATTGTATAGATACATGGAAAGGAAGTTCTGAACATGTAGCATATGAAAATATAATATCAGATGATTTATACGAATTATTTATTAAAAATATATCTTCTTTGTTAAGTGTAATTAATCCAGTTAGATTAGATTCTATATCTGCATCAAAAAACTATGAAGATAAAACAATAGACTTTATATTTATAGATGGTAGTCATGATTATGAAAATGTAAAGGCAGATATAAATGCATGGTTGCCAAAAGTTAAATTTGGTGGAATTATATCTGGTCATGATTATGGTTCTTGGAAAACTGTAACAAAAGCAGTTGATGAGTTTTTTGAAGATAAAAAAGTTTTAATTATTGGCGACTGTTGGATTTATGAAAACAATTAAATATTGGAAAAAATAATATGATACATAATGTATTTATTGGAACTGGTGAATTGATTGATAAAATAACAATTTTAAAAATAAAGTGTTCCGTAATAAACAATGAAAATAATATTAATCAATTAGAAAGTCTTTTAACTATTTATAATCAAATGCCAGAAAATTTAAGAATTAAAATTATTGAATTTGAAGAAGAATTATTTTATATAAATAAAGTAATATGGAAATATGAAAATATAGTAAGGTCAAAAGTTAATGATGAAGAAATTTTAAAATCTGCAAAATCTATATTTGAATATAATGATAAAAGAAACAAATTAAAAAAAACAATAGATGAAGAAACAATTAGTGGATTTTTTGATGAAAAAAAACATGAAATAAATTAATTATTCCAATTTTCTTTAATTCTATTGTAAACCTTTTCTCTAAAATCAACATGATCTGCAATAGCATTACATGCAGCCAAATGAAATCCAAAAGAATCATTGTTTGTTTTTGACCAATGTTGTTCAACTGAAAATTTACAAGCAGTATCGATATCTGCATATTTAAAACCAAAATTTAACATTTGTTTATATATTGTACAACACAAGAAAACATCTTCAGCATGATCACAATATGAATCGCCAATAATTTCTGATGCTTTATCCATAAATGCTTTTGACCTTAAACAAAAACCACCATTGCCAACATGATTTGAACCTTTTGGAGATTGAGGCCAAGAAGCACCAATATAGTCATATTTTAAAAAATCATTTGTCCACTTTTCTGGCTTATAAATTAAACCATCATGTTGAACAATTAGTGCAAATTTTGTTTCTATGTGTTTTGAAAATTCTTTAATCATAAAATTGTCATATTCTCTAGCAGACGATATTTTATTTATGTTTACATAATTGATGCCATATTCTTTTAATTTGTAATGTTTTATGTCTGAAAAATAAATTGATTTATTAAAAGTTATTCCGCAATTTGAAAAACAATGAATTATTGATTTTGCAGCATTGTCGTAATTCTTGCAATCTACTACACAAATTGTTATATCATTTAAATTGTTCAAAATGCTCCAATCAATTAAATAATTTGACAGATGCACGAATAGTAATATATTACAATTTTAAAGGAGTTAATCAAGATGAAAGCTATAATAAAAGATTTTGTTGGAAATTATTTTTGTAGAGAACCAGAAGTTGGATTAACACAAGTAAAAAGTAATGCATATATTTTTGATTGTTACAATGAAGAACATTCAAAATTAATATTAGAAAAAACAAAAATGTTTATATCTAATGATGATTTAACCTTAGAGTTTGTAGAAATGACAGAAATAAATTTAAATTTTTAAAGGAAAAAAATGAACATATTTGTATTAGATAAAAATCCAAAACAAGCTGCTGAATGGCATATGGATAAACACATAGTTAAAATGCCTTTGGAAACAGCACAAATTTTATGTACCATTCTTAATGGTCATAGTGTTATGACACCTTATAAGTCAGCATATGTTAATCATCCTTGCACAATTTGGGCAGGGAAAAGTATGGGTAATTTTATTTGGTTGTGCGAATTAGGCATATATCTTTGTGATGAGTATTCTTATAGATATGAAAAAGAACACAAATGTAAAAAAATTATAGAGGAATGTTTGACATTTGCATGTAAGATACCAAATCTTGAGATGACAGAATTTGTTCAAGCTATGCCAGAAGAAATAAAATCAAAAAATCCAATAGAATCATATAAAATGTATTATATAAAATTTAAATCCCATATAGCAAAAAGGAAAAAAAGAGAAGTCCCAAATTGGTACAATGTGATACTATGAAAATTAAAAAGAATAGACAAAAAAAAGCAAGAAGAATAATGATATTGGCATCTATTAGAATGTCAAAAAGCATTGGTGTAAAATTTAATAGAGTTTGTATGGAAGATATACGAGATGTTTATATAAACATGTTTGGTGTTGATAGTTTAATTAAAAGATTTGATATAGCAAGCATTGTTGTTTAAATATTTATTTTTCTTTTATCTATAATAAATAGTATGTCATCATTCCTATTTTTTATTTTTCTAAGGTCGTGAATATAAATATTTTTAATTAAATCTTGATGAACATGTTTAATCAAAGTATCAATCCAAGAAATGTTTTGAACATCTTCTATTACAATAATTCCGTTTTCATTTAATTTACTTTGATATCCATCTAAAAATGAAATCATACTTTTTAAAGTGTGAGGACCATCATCAATAATTAAATCAAAGTTGTTTTCTGGAATAGAATCTATAAATTTTTTACTGTAAGCATCTTCATGTATTATTTTTAATCTTTCTTTTTCTTTAAAAATGTCGTTTTTATCTTCTATATCTATTCCGTAAATTTCAGCGTTTAAAAAATATTCTTTCCATAACAATATGCTTCCACCATGATCAATTCCTATTTCTAAAATATTTTTAGAAGACGATTGTATTTCAGAGAATAGTTCTGAATAAACATGATCAATGTAAGAATGTACTGTATTTTTATCAGTATAAAAATGTTTTGAACTATAAGTTTCAGATAATGTTTTCATTGTTTTTAACCTTTTGGAGATTTTGTTTTTATACCAACTTTATTGTATTCACTACGCATTTTTGGATTATCATCTATAGCAAAAAGTATTTTTTCTTTAATACTTTCAGCGTGTTTTTTTTTAGATTCATTTTGATCTTTTGGATTACCGCCAATGTTATTCATCATTAAACGATTGTATTTGACTCCAGCTTTTTTAAGAGCTTCTACTGTGTCTTTCCTATCCTTTTCTGGTCTTCCTGTTATTATGTAGATTTTATTTTGTTTTGATAACTTATTAACATAATCAACCATTTTTTTAATTGGATATATGCCATTACGCAAAATTGTATTATCTATGTCTACTATAACTACTGAACATTTTGTTAAAAATATTTGTATTTGTTCATAAATATTAAACATTAAATATTCCTGTGTTAAATTACCAATCAAGTTTTTCATAAAAAAAATTAGATAAACTATTATCTATGTTATAATAAAAACACCTTTTATTAATCCATTCTTTTAATTTATTCTTATTTTTTTCTAAAATTGCATCTTTTCTTAATTCATCAAGTTTTTTATCCGTGTCATTGTGATTTCTTTTATCTTTATAATGAAAAGAAAAAACTTTAAAGTTTTTTATTTTTATGTAAGAGCTAAAGAATCTTTCATGTATAAATGGAAAAAGATTTAAAGAATAATCTTTAGGATATTTAAATGAAGAATTGTGTATGTTTTTAATATCTTCATCTAATTCATCAAGTGCTTCAAAATAATTTGAAAAAATTTCATTATAACCATCCCAAAATTTTTTATTTGCAATAAAGTAACAACAATAAAACATTTCATCAGTGTTCATTGGTTCATAAAGATGTTTTAACTCTATTTTCAATAATGGAAAAAATTTTTCTAAAAATTTAATTGATTTTGAGTTTTGAGAATACAAGTTTTCCCAAACATTGTAATAACAAGCTGAAACATTGTAGAATGGGTTAAAAAAATATATATCATAACCATTATTTTCTTTTATTTTATTTATAATTTCTATTCCAGGAATGTTCATTTTTGATTTATAATTAACACTAAAACAACCCCAAAAATTTAAATTTTCTTCAATAGCTTTTTCATAACATATTTTATTTATGTAGTACTCTCTTAATTCTGGTATTAAATTTTCTGTATTGTCTAATTTTTCAAAAGATTTATCTAAAATACTTTCTTGATATTTTTTATAAAAACATTGATAAATTTTCATTTTAACTCAAAGTAAGTAAATACTTTAATTGAGAAAAAGAACTAAGCATTTCATCTCTTGTATTTAATAAATTTGTTTGCGTGATTGGATTTACATTTTTAGGTATTTCTACAATAAGAAAATTTTCTGCTTTAGCAATAAATGAAACAATTTCTTCTGAAGTGTTATTGGATACAGAATATGAAGAAAATTGACCATGTGGCATTAAACCATGTTCACCTTGCCATTGTTCAATAAAATCATCAATGCTTTCAGATAAATCGTCATAAGCTTCACCAAATGATTTGTGTTGAGCAAAAGATTTGGTGTTCCAATGAAAAACTTTAAGTTGCGAAAGCAAAAATAAGAAATCTGACTGCGTAATAGTAGCATCTGTTGCTACTTCAGCAGCTTTTGAAAAATAATTGTGAACATGTTTTGTAAAATTCGAATTTTTCATATAATATCTCCTTAATACAATATACACCAAAAAAAATATTAACTTTTTTAATTGTGTATTCCTATAATTTTTTCAAAAAAACCAATTTTTAAATTATTTTTTAAACAATGTTTTTCAGCTTCTTTTATAAAATAAAAATCGGAATCATATAATGTTCCCCATATTATTTTTTTTGCAATATCTGTTTTAATCATAGCATTTAATGTGTCTATCTCTGCAAGATTAATTTCATTTTTTTTTGGTATGATGCCAGATTTATTGTGCATTATTTTACATATTAACATTGCATATTTATTTTCTATTATTTCATTGTTTGAAAAAGATAAGTAATCTTTTTTAATAGTGTTATCGTCATCAAGCCATATCGTGTAATCTCCATTGCATTTTAAAATCATGGCATTTCTTTGAAAACTTCCATAATTTTTAACTTTTATTTTTTCTATATGATTATAAATAAAACGATTGTCATTAATATTTAATACGCATTTTTCATCTTCTTCACTATATCCATCAGAACAAATTAATACTTCATAGTTATTATAATTTTGATTTAAAACACTAATAATTGCACGATTAAGTAAATCAACTCTTTTGTATGTTGGAATTATTATTGAAAACTTTATCATTTTAAAACCTTTAAAAATTGATTATTATCAAATAATTGCCTATATGTATAAAACACCGTTTTTATCATATTGGAGTTCTATGAAATATCTTTATGAAATATGGATACGAATAGAAGAAAAAAATAAAAAAAATAAAGCTTGTATAGATAAAAATGGAAGCTGTTGTATTGCACTATGTGCTTCATCAAATAAAGAAGCATTTTTTCTTTTGCAAGAAGTGCTTTTAAGTTGTGATAAAAGGCCAATAGGAAATAAAAAGAAAATAAAGCACTTTAGGTTGAAAGGCAGTTGTTCTAAGTATATATTTCTTCTATGTAAGGAAAATGTTGAAAGTTATAAAAGAGCATGTGATTAAAAGCAACTGCGTTAACAATTCAAGCATACGGTTCTTCCGCAGTTTTTATACCGAAATGAATCACATCACCAGGGGATAACCCCAAGGATTGCCAGAGAGTAGCCAAACTCTCA